GTATCAACACCTGCGACAATAGCAGGTGCACCGTCAAATTTAGTTGAGATTTTATAGTCAGACTCATCAACAAAGTAAGAAATAGATGATTCTATTTGATTAATAGCTTCTATTACTCCCTGTTTACCTTTATTAAGTATATTCTCTTCTAGATGGTCGATATGCTTTACAGCTCCGTCGATAGCATCGAAGAATTCTAAAATTATGCTGTGATGTTGTTTGAATGTTTTCATTATTTTGTACCTTTTAAAGTGCAGCTCCAACCTTTACCATCAGTACGACGGTTAAATTTAAGAACACCTTTTAAATTATTTAATTCTTTATAAAAATCTGAAAGATTGGTTAAATTTTCCATATTAATAGCTTGTAATATTAAATCATTACCGATTTTATTATAAGCTAAAAATACATCAAACCCTTGAGCTTTTTTATACTCAAATAATTGAAAAATACCACCAATTTGAGTTATTAAATTAACACCTAATTTACCCATACCTGGTCTTAACTTACCTTTTTGTAGCATATATTCTCTTTCTCTTAACATTGCTTCATCTAGACCATTATCTTTAATAAGTTTTAAAATTTCACCATAACCATTTGATATACCGCACCATTTTGATATAAACTTGCTTATATTTAAAAGTAAACCGTTATTATCACTAGCAGATGATTGTAAATCGCTAAAATCATTTGTTAATGCTGCAGTTTTAAACAATCTACCACTAGCACCTTTTAATTCAATTTCTTTACCACCTACACTTAAATCACCTTTTTTAGGTTTAACACCATCACAAACAAATGCTAAATATAGTTCACCACACCCAGGAGCACCATGGGTAGGGGCTTCCGGTATAGCACACCATGCTTTATCAAAAAACTTATTATAAACGTCAGAATTATGAAAACTACTTTGGATAAAAGTATCTAATGAAAAAGTTGCATTACTACCTATTAAATTAAGAAAGTCATTTTGTGCTGATGTAAAGTTTTCATCTTTAAGATCAAAATTAGCTGAATATGTATAGGATTGAAATATATCTAAATTATTAGCTATATTACCACCAGCTTTTTCTAACCTTTCTTCAATTTTATTCCGCCCTTCAATACTATCTGTTGAACCCATTTTCATATAACGTGATAAAATATCATCATAATATTTTTGATCTACATTTGCAAGTAATTCATAACCAGAATCAGTCTTTGTATACAGTTCAACATTTTCACGTATTACTTGCTGTCTTGGTAATTTACTAACTGCTTTTTTAGCAGCTGTCTGTAAATATATTTGATCTAATGGTTTCCAGCTCATTATGTTACGTCAATATCTTGTGAATATTTTTTCATTATATTAATTAACATCTGCAATGATTGTTTTGAGTTAGTTTCATTAATATCAGATAATTCACTAATTGAATCAACATCGTTAGAATCTATATCAGTTACTAAGGCTTTCTTAATTAATCTTACTAGTAGTACTTCAGCTTCTGGAGATAACTGTTCTACTTCTGGTTCAGATACAGGCTGTTCCACAGGAGCTTCAGCTGAAACATCTGAAACTTCCATTGTTTCATCTTGTTCAAGAACAGCGTTATATTGTTTAAGGAATTTTTTCATTATATTTTAATCGTTTTAATTTTATTAGCTATCTTTTTCATTACATCACCATAAGCTTTATTAATTTCTTTTTGTGGGTCTTTTTGAAATGACCTTCTAGTAGGGTCATTAGCTAAGGTTTGAGCTACTCTAATAGCATCTTTTTGATCTTTACTTAAAAATGGTTGTTCTTGATCTTCTACCCTACTACCTCTCATTGAACTGATTTTATTATACATATCTTCAAGCTCTTTGAATTCATCGCTTCCATCATTAACTATTTCACCTTGTTCGATAGGTCTATTATGATATTCGGCTACCGCTACATCTTCTTTATTATGAAGAGCTCTTCTTGCTTCAGCATATTCACTATTATTTCTAAAAGCATTCTTCCTTTGTCTTAATTCAGATTTTTTTTCAGGGTCTTTTTCTGTCATTAGTTCACGGAATAAATCTTTACGTTCTCTTTCTCTTTCAAGATACCCTTCATAATCATGCTTCTGTTTAAACTCATCAGTTTCAGCTGCCCCAGAACGTAATTTTGTAATATCCTGATTAACAAAATCACCAAGCTTAGTTAAAAATTTACTTAAACGTACTGCAGGGGCATCCGGAGAGTTCTTATTACCACCTATACCGTGCATGTTCATAGAATATAATCTTGCAAAACTTCCAGAATCTAAAATATCTTTTCTAGATTTACCTACGAGACTTCTTAAAAAATCACCAAATGATTTTCCTGATTTCATTTGTACCATTATTTCGTCGTCTGATGAGCTTATCGGCGGGCCAAATTCTCTTAAAAAGGAGTTGGCTACTTTATCAAATTTGTCCATATTATTATTTATCTAATTAGAAGTAGTTTTGTAGATAGTCTATTAAAGTAATCTTTGTTTAAAAACGTTAGTTCATAACGTCTTGTAAACTTTTTAACATCTGAAAAGGTATATTTGCTGATATCCATATTATTAATCTTACTTATCATTGAATTTATTGTTGTTTGAGCTTTACCATCATTAATCTCTATAAGATGGTCAAGATATACTATAGAATATTTACTAATAAATATTTTCAATGGTAATATTTTATCTACTCTACGTAAAAAATTGGTAAAAAAGGTTAAAATGTCATTTTCTTTATAATACTTTATCAATTCACATTCATCCAACTGTGTATTATTAAAGTATATAATAGACTTAGATTTACAATTAAGTAACCTTTGACATATATTGTATATAGTATAGTGGTAAATAAACTTTTTAACCTGTAGATTGTTAATACTCTTTTCTAATAAGTTAAATTCATGTAAAGAATTAATTATTTGTGGTTGTATATCGTTTATTAATAACTCATTAAAGTCAATTATAGTAAAATCATAGTTTTCTATATGTAAATCAGCCATCATCATTTTTATTATAGTACTGTTCCATAAAGAGTTTAGGTGGTTTACCTATTCTACAGTTAATAATACCATTATAATAATCTTCACTTAATAAAACATCTTTTTCAAACTGCATTTTAGCCTCAAAGTAAGAAAGCTCAAACTTACTATTACAAAATTTTAAAATTTTAAATATAAATTTTTCTAATCCTAAAGTTGCAATATCTATATTAAGTGCATCTGATGAACCTGTATAAGTTTTCCAGTCACTTTCCACATAATCAATACGCTTACGCTTCTTACCTTTTAAAGGGTTGCGTCTAATTTTTCGTATCATTTGCTTTTTACCGATATATTTTTTACCGTTAGTAGTGTTTACAATTTCGTATATAAACCCGAAAGCGTCCTCTGGTATTGCTTCGTAAACTTTCCAAATGCCTGTGTCCATATGGATATTTACTTTTTAGTTTTACGTTTTCTAGTTTTACGTTTTCTGGTTTTACTTTTTTTCTTACCTACTTTACCTCTTCTAGAATATGTCGCTCCTAATGCTGTCCATCTTCTATAATCACCAGGTGCATACCAATCAGTATTCGTTAAACCATTATGACCTATTGCTGCAGCAGGTCCTAAAGCTCCCCCACCTACAGTATTATCATCTTCTTCTGCTGGTTTTTTCTTTTTGAGTATTTTTTTAAATACTTTTTCGAAAAGAGTTGTTTTTTTCATAATAGTATTTATAATTAATATGTGAATTTATTAGATCAATATATAGATGAAATAGAAAAAGATTTACAAATTAATGAATTTAACCTTAAAGACTCTTCGATGAAGACACCTGCAAAGAAACATTATTGGGTAGCTAAACTGATTAGACATAAAAAAAATCTTCTTAATTTAAGACAACAAAGAGATTTAATTAAAAAAGATGTAGTTCAAAAAATTATCGAAGAAAGTCCAGTCAAGGTTACTATACCAGTTGCAGAAAAAGCAAGTTACCGGCATGAAAAGATGAAAGAAATATCTGATCAGATAAGTAATGAAGAATTAATTATTGAATTCTTGGAAAAGACAGAAAAGACTTTCAGTGCTATAGGTTTTGATATTAAAAATATTATTGAAATAATGAAGATGGAGCAATTATAATGAAATTTGAATTAGCTAAAGAAAAAATTAGATTAATATCAGATGATTTAGATAGTATACGAGAACATTTTAGCGTTAAAGATGAAACAGCTCGTTTTAGAATGAGAGGCAGGGCTAGATGGGCAGCACCTAGTAGAATATATTGTATTACACCGACTGGGTTATTTGAGCCTGGTTTATTTTTTGATATTTTTAGTTATGTAAAGCAAGAATACCCAAATAAGGATGTAGAGGTTAGTTCAGATATTTTACCTATAGTTAAACCAACATATAAAGAAGAAAGAGCATACGATAATCTAAAATTTCCATTAAGGGATTACCAGTTAGATTCGGTAAAAGAAGCATTAAAATTTGGAAGAGGTATTATTAAACTCGGTACTGGAGGTGGTAAAACGTTAACGATTGCTTCATTGTTAATGAGTCTTTATTCTAACAATCCTAAAATAAAAATTTTAATATTAGTACCTGATCTCGGATTGGTTAACCAAACGTATAACGATTTTGAAGAATATAATGTATTATTTAAATTTACAAGATGGACAGGTAAGATAAAACCTGATTTAACAGCTAATTGCATTATAGCTAATCGTGGTATTTTACAGAGTAAATTTGAAGATAATGATTGGATAAAATATATAGACGTTTTAGTGGTGGATGAATGTCACACCATTAAAAAGTCAAATAAAGTAAGTAAAATGGTTAATAAAATACATACATATAATAAGTTTGGTTTAACCGGTACTTTACCTGATGATAAACCAGAAGAATGGAATGTTATTGGTAAATTAGGTAAAGTGATATACGATAAGGATAGCTATGAACTTAGGTTAGAGAGCTATTTAACTAACGTAGACATTAAGGTCATTAACATAGGTTATAAAGATAAACCTCTTGTAGTAAGTGGTGGTAATAATTTTAAAGCAGAATTAGATTTTATCTATACTAACGATTTTCGAAATAGTGTAATTAAAAATATATGTTCAAAATTTAATAATAATTCTCTTATATTAGTTAATCATTTAGCCCATGGGGATGTATTATTTGATAACCTAACACAAATTGAAAATAAAAAAGTTTATTTTGTAAAAGGTGAAGTTGAGGTTGAAGAAAGGGATAAAATTAAAAAGATAATGGAAACAAATAATGACGTTATTTGTATTGCAATGAGTTCTATTTTTAGTACCGGTGTTAATATTAAAAATATACATATGATTATGTTTGCATCAGGAGGTAAAAGTTTCATAAGAACTATCCAATCAATTGGTAGAGGTTTAAGACTACATGAAACAAAAAATAAACTAATTATTATAGATCTAGCTGATAAGTTAAAATACGGAATACGTCATTCTGATAAAAGAAAAGAAATTTATAAATCAGAAAAAATAAATTTTTCATTGACTAATATAGTTGAAAAGTAAGTTTTATACGCTATAATAGTTTTATGGCTAATACTAAAAAATCTACCGGTAAACGTAGAGGACCGAAACCAAAGAAAACTGAATATTATGTAGATCCACGAGAATTAAAAGCTGAACTTATTAATTTTTATGAAACAGAAAATTGTACGCATCATCTAGCTGATATGATACATAAAATTGCTCATGGTTTAAGTTATTCATCCAACTTTATCAATTATACTTATAGAGATGAAATGGTTGGTGATGCTCTAGTAAAGATGTATACCGCTGTAACAAATAAAAAATTTGATATTGAATCAGAGTATAATCCATTTTCATATTTTACAACAATTGCTTTCCACGCTTTTATTAATAGAATTAAAAAAGAAAAAAAGCATGCAAATACCTTGAGTGAATATAAAGAAAAAGTTTACGAGCAAGAAATGTTAGAATCTACTGATGGTCGAGTTTATGTTAAACCAATGAGTGACGACACTGATTTAGATGATGAGTAAAGTAGCTATATTTTCTGATATACATTTAGGTGTTCACCAGAATAGTGATTTCTGGTTAGGTATATCAAATAAGTGGACTGATTGGTATATTAAAGAACTTAAAAATAAAAATATAACTGATATTATATTTTGTGGGGATTTTTTTCATTATAGGGATGAAATATCAGTTAAGA